TCTATGGATGCCGTTAGTTCAATTCATTGCCAAACTATTTAAGAGCCCAAGACGGAACCACCCCAGAAGCTGTAGCTGGTGGGATTTGACCTTGATTGCCATTAGGCGCCGCAGGTGCAGCTGAGGCCACTGAGCCATTATTCATGGAGATATAATCTTTATCACCTGGAACCAAAGGAACAACCATTTTGTTCTTAGCAGGGTATCCGTTTTGCTCTGGCTCTATACCAACCAAGAAACAAAACTGTTGACCCTGCAAAACTTGAATACCAGCAATGTTGCGTTTTTGCTGGGCTTCATTAGACATGTCGTCTTTTTTCAAGTTATAGATACTATCGACCATACGCCTTAACGTGTTCAAGCCAATATTCCTTGCGACAGGAACGCCGTTATTATCTAGCTTCTCGCCATGAACAAATAAGTTGTGCCAAACACGCCTTTTATCGTGATTGCCCCCGATAATAGTAAACTCCATTGGGCAATACACAGCGCTACTAGACATAGACTTCTTGAACAACATGCCTTGACCAAACTCAGACATCTCTTCGTCACCGCCAAGAAGATTAATAATTGCAACAACAGATGTTTTGTCAGGAATAAGTTCCAGAGGCTTCTGTTCTTCGGCGGTTTCAATTTGATTTAAATTAAGCATTTTCTACATTCTCCACTTCATTAGTAGGTTTCACAAAGTTCATAGTGCGTTCGTTTTGAGGAACGCCATTGCTCATTTTTTCTAGAAGCTTGCCTAAATGTGGCTCTTCCAGAAGTTCTAGTCTGCCAGACCTATCTTTCGCTGGATAGCCCCATTGATTTAAAGTTTGGCAAACAAAAGCCCGATAAGGGTTGCCGTTATCATCTGACATCACAGCCATCGTAATAACTTCATCCACAATGCCAGGTAATTCACGGCTAGTTTTAGCGCCTTCAAGTTGAAGTTCAAAAGTCTCGCGCCCATAGTCATCTATTCTTTGGTCAAGAATACCGACAAACACAACATTCTTATCTCTAATATGCTGCAAATGAGATAGCCATCCCATCATTTCCCTGCCCTGCATACCGTAGGCCGCTCTGGTATCTAATTTGCCAGTTCGTTCTGATCTACATTCGGGCTGGTTTTGGCAATACACAAAACAAAGTCTAGCCGCCACCGTAATTGAGTCTACAAAAATGGTATCATACTTAGATAAAACATCTGCTGGATCACCATAAGTTTGACACACATAATCATAATGCATTTGGCTGTATGTTGCCTCATCACCTAAAGAGGGATTGGGGCCACCGAGAAATACTGCAAAATCACGGCATTCTTGCCAAGTTCTAGGGCGGATAACGTCAATAGCTACACCTTCAATAGCCGCATCACCTGCCTCTAAATCCATGAACAATGTCTTGGAAGGGTCGAGGGTTCGGGCAAGAGAAGTCTTGCCCACCCCAGACTGACCACAAACAACTAACTTGTGGCCTTTCTTTTCAGCTAATCGCTGTTCTGCTGATATAATGTTAAGCATCATCACCCCCTTCAATGTCTACACTGACACCTTGAAGATGAACGGTTCTAGCTTCGCTCAACATCGCTTTAATAATTGGTGGTGCAGCGTTGAACTTTGCTTCTGGAATTGTGTAAGTGACTTTGCAGTAATGCTTGGCAGTCTCTTCATCCATTGCGTTCAAAGCCTTGATAACCATACCTGGTTCCCATTCGACCTTTTTCCTAATGTTGACCTTAATCTTAAAGCCATTGTCCTCAACAGTTACAGCACCAAAGTCCTTACCATCCTGACGCAATTTATTCTGCGCCCGCTCCAAGTAACGACCTTCAAGTTCGCTTTTAAGTAATTTCATTTTTTGTTGAGCCGCTGAAATCTGTTCTTCTAGAACTTTCTTTAAATCTGAAAGCTCAGGCAGAGATGCGGAGTGTAACGAATTATCGATCACAGATGATTTATCTGTCATATTAAGCTCCATAGATAGTGTTTAGAAGCCTAATCTAGGAAGTAGATAACCTACTGTCAAGAAATAATCGTTATTTTTTTTTAGAAATCTTTATCTCTATGTCGTTCACTATTTTCATTAGCTTCTTTTTTAAACGAAAGACGCCAGTTTCTAAACCTTTGGCATCTTCGACAACAAACTCCTCAGAACCATCTTGATTTATTTCGTAATAAGTAAAGTCAGCTATGTAAGCACAAACCTTTTGCTCATTAATTATAATGTCAAATTTAACTTGCGTTTTTAAATCACGAATATGATTAGCACGCTGCAACATGACTAGCTGACCATATCGTTCAGCTTCCCATTTGCTATCAAACATAATACCAAGACATTCAGTTTTCTTTGCATTGAATTTATTTTTTTGGTAGAATCTATTATAACTTGGCATTTTATGGTGCTTTCAATATGGAAAAAGATAATAAGAGATGGAAGTCGGTAGGTATAGACCTTACCACATACAATAAACTTCGCAAGATTTGTGAAGAGGAGGATAGAAATATTAGCCAGCAAATAAAGCGCATGGTTAATCGTGAGTATCGTGATACATTTAAAAATGACTCACTTGGCATAGGCTCAGTGGGTTAACATAGGAGGGCATAGTATGTTCAGTAAATTTATAAGAATATTTTTCCCAGCTTGTTTCCAAGAGGAAAAGCCAAAGAAAAAGAAGCGTGGAAGAGGCAGGCCAAAAGGAAGCAAGAATAAAAAGAAATGAACATTTCTATCGGTGACGGTTCAATGCAGAGAAACATAAAAGATGGCTTGTGTCCTAGATGTCAAACACAGATGCAACCTGTTGAAGTGCATGGTCATGTGCAATGTTCCGTCTGTCACTTGGTTATAGAAGAATGTTGCCAAGGCGAAACTGCATCTTGTGTTGTTGACCCGGATGATTTAAGTAATGGCGCTGGGTCATTGTCCTAAATGACAATGCAGTTTAGTCTTTTAGAGCGATTTAAAGTTGTGTTAATGCCAAGCGAATCTGACCCAGATTTTAAATGGGCTGTTTGGGACAACGAGAAAAACAAAATGCGTTATCGTGTTACAGACAAAGATTATGCTGAGAAGCTAAAAGGCTTATTAGAAAATAAAAGTTAGTTAGCCAGGGCTCTCATGCGGTCTACTAAACGCCTAGCCCTGTTTGGCACTTGCGTATACCACTTTGAGTCAACCATTTCGTCTGCGGCTTTATCCCAATCTCTAGCATCAACACCAGCTTTCATGCCTTTAAATTTGCTCAATCGAGGCCGACCCATGTTAAACATCATGTTTGCAATGATATGTTGGCACTCCTCTGGCAGCTCGTCAAAGTCTGGATACAAAACCTTACATTCATCAAGTGTTACAGCTATATCAAGAGCAAACAACTGGCGCACACGCTCTTGTTCAACAACTGTGCCTACAGGTTTGCCATATTCTTCGTCTACTTCAGTAATCATGTGACCCACGCCTGTTGTACAGATTCCTAAATGATCTAGGTATATCTCGTACTTACAGCCTTCGTCTTCAGCGATCTCTTCTCGTAATCTATCTTTGTTCATTAAATAAGTCCTGCTGTTGCGCCGCGTATACCAAGAGCCTCTGCTACTGCTGGATCTTGTGCAGCTCTTTGTCTAATAGGGGATATCTGCGAAAGAGATGTTCCGGGCGCTGGAGATGGAGCTTGAGGTATAGCCGAACTTATGTTCGGGATATCTACATTTTTACTTTCCATAAAAGCTTTTGCCTGTGACTCACCCTCGTTTATTCCTTCTTGTGCCATTTGTGCGCCGACTTGCGGTATTCTGCCAAGAGCAGCTTGAATCGCATTAGAGTATATTCTAGCTCTAGTCTGCAAATCTTTTCCTTGAGAAGCTCTCCAAGCATCATCTACTTGTTTCAAAGCCGTGCCGCCTGTGAGAAACTTTGTAATAACTCCATAACGCAGTATATCTGGTATTTTTTGAATGAAGTTTGCCATGATTCCTTGAGACACAAGATCACCAGCATTTGAGTCCCTGGACAGATATTTCATTGTTCTTGCAAATTTTAACATATACCTAGATGTTCTAGGCCCATATATATCTTCAAGCCTGCCGCCTTTGTTAGCATCCAGTATTCTTTGACCAAGCTCTCCCATTCTTTGAGAGTTGATTGTGGCGCCAACATCTTCAAGAATGTTCTGCATATAATAAGATTTAACGGTTTGCTTGCCTTCGTCATCAAGGGCATTAAACAAAACCTTAAACTCTTCGGGCTTCGTATTAGGGTTGGATATTACTTCAGCAGCTTCATCAGCAGTTAGCTTACCGTCAGCCGCATTTCTTAATGCGCCAGCACGCTTAACAACCATAGTTTCTTCGCCAACTTTTATGGCGTTTTCCATAGCGCCTACAAAAGAACCTGTTCTATCAAGCCCGGCGGCTATTGCGTTATCAATAACATCAGAGTTTATCTTGATGCCATTGCCTATTGCGTCAAATTGTTCGGCGAGCTTGCGTACCTTTGCAACATCAGACCCGAACAATTCATCGGCTGTGTCACCTAAATCATCAATTGTTTTTCTGAAAGCAGAACCTCTAAACTTCGTAGCGTCTAATGATTTGATGCCCGATTTCTGTAAAGCATTCGCCAAAAAGTTTGATGCAAGCTGCGCTCTGAAAGGTTCAAAATTTTCACCTAAAGCAAACTTTAAATTTTTAATGGCATCAGGGTTATTGTTTTTAATAAGCTTCTGCGCCATTCCAGCTACTGCTTCTAAAGGCTGTTCTTCCTCAATTTTTGTAACAATGTTTTTTATGCCAATGTTATCTTCTAATTTGTTTATGTCATCCATTCCAGATTTGTAGAACTGACGCAAAGGAATGAAGTCTTCAGCCGCACGCCTTAATTGAGCAACACCTTCATCTCCTCCTAATGTAGCTCTTTGCGCTGATGTAAGATTGTCTATATTTCTAACATCTAAAGCTTCATCCATAGCTTTTCTAACGTCTGTTAAAGCGCTCGTTAAAGTCACACTACTAACGGCAGGCTGTTCTCGCATCATACGCGATATAACTTTGGTGCTATCATACAAATCTCTAAAAGATGTACTGTTTCCAAGGCGGTCTACATCATCAACAAGCTTTTTAATTTGAGCTTTTACAGCTGAGTCCCCAACTATTCCTGGTCGCAAATATTTATCTCTTAATCCATTTGCTACTATTTTAATTGGATCAGTTGGTATTATATTTTCGCTGCCTACGCTTGTTTTAAGAATATCATCAATAGCCGTATATCTTCGCCCCGACTCTTCTAAAAACTCTTTTGCACTTTGTTCAATTGCTCCTACAAGTTTCTGGTCTAGCAACCCATCTTTAGTTGTTGCTAATCCTGTTTGCTGAACAACGCCATCGAGGGACTTCATTATTTCTTTGCTGGCCTGACGTTCCAGCTCTCTCATTTGTTTAGACTGAGCTTGCGCTGCAGACAAAACCTTTTGCCCTAAATCGTTGGTTGATGTAGCGTTATCGTTTATGAATGAACGCAATCTTCCTAGAACTGTACCCATTCTTTCTTGATTTTTAGATATTCTGTTTGAAACACCTATAACTGTCTCACTAATTCTTTGTACACGAGAAGGTATTGGTGATGCACCAATCTGCCCCAAACTTGGGCTAAATCCCATTTCACGAGCCTCTCCAGCCTGACGGAGTTGCTCTCCACCTTCTTTTACAACGCCAGGAGTGCCTTTAGTAATCGCTCTTATACCTAACAAAGGCAGGCCAAACACAAGTTCAGCAGCGCCTGTAATGGCGCCCTCTACAGCTACATCTTTTGCTATTTCACCTGCTGTTTGTTGAGATACACCTG